CCCGAGACCGTGCTTCCCAAGGTATTTGGGATGGTAGTATCTCTGTAAATAAACTGCTTCCTCACTATCAGTGAAGGTCTGAGTCTTAGACACATTCAGTTCAAGTCCAGCTTCCCGGAAACGATCCAAATTAGACTCTTCCATACTTCTATGCACTATGTACATGCCATCGTCACCTTGTATCTGACAGCTGAGCGGGCGTCCCGCAGCTTCCCACTGGCAAAGTGAGTCGACTGTGTTCGTCCATGAGCTGCCTGATGGTACACCGTGTGGCCCAACTACGTCCCCTTCAGGTGATGCTACCGGGATCGTGACGAATCTCCTGTACATCCGGTAGAGGTCATCAAGACAAGATGACTGGAATTGCGATGCTATAAACGAGAATGCTCCCCACGACATGTGTGGTGTGACCGATGCGTCAAAACTCGAGAAATCGACACACTGTACCACATGGGATCTGGACTTATGAGCTAGCAGTTTGCTAACTGCGGCATCAACAGCGTCAGGGCCTAAAAGAGCAGCTCGGAAGTCTAACGTCTTTTCAAATCGCAGCCAAGGAATGAAATAACGTTGTTCTTCTATAGTATCACTAAACGGGTAACCCCATACGTTACGCGTTTTTCCTTGCTCTTGCGTCCGCGTGAATAGCACACACGGAAATTCACCTACCTGATCTGAATGGTCATGAATCGCCTCGTCCAAAACGGAACCTTTACGCCTCATGGAGGGTAATCCTGCCGAACTGGACTTGATCGAGTTCTCTGCTGCAGCACGTACGGATAAGGGCCTCAACCTTCCGCTACCTTCAGGCCGCAACGAACCGGGGTCGTAATCCTGATGATTAAAGTAAGAGAACAAAGACTCTTTCCTATCCACCCAAGGCTTAGCGATCGACCTGGGTCCAAATTTGGATCGGTTTTCGTCTTCGATTTTCCGGAGCTCCTCAGTTAAGTCACAGTGCTGGAGGATCTTCTCAAGGGCAACGAAAATCTCCTCGTCGGCTATATTGGTATAAGTGGGGGACACTAACACCTCAGTCGAACCACGGACTATGCGCTCGGAATTAAGGGAGAGGCTTTTAATAGCATGGCTGTCTAGG